GCCTTCGATATTTCGAAGTTCCGTAAGTCTATCACCAAAAGTATTGATGGCTTAGGAATTGGGTTTAATGATCCCACCGATTGGATTTCAACCGGTAACTACGCCCTAAACTATCTTATCTCAGGGGACTTCTTTAGGGGAGTTCCTTTGGGAAAAGTTACAGTTTTTGCAGGCGAATCTGGTGCAGGTAAAAGTTATATCTGTTCCGGTAATATTATACGACATGCTCAAGAACAAGGTATTTTTGTTGTCCTAGTTGACAGTGAAAATGCGTTAGACAAGAAGTGGTTGTTAGATCTAGGTGTTGATATTTCAGAAGAAAAACTTTTGAAACTTAACATGGCAATGATTGATGACGTGGCTAAAACTATTAGTGAATTCATGAAAGAATATAAAGCAATGCCGTTGGAAGAACGTCCAAAAGTATTGTTTGTAATTGATTCACTTGGTATGTTACTCACCCCAACCGATGTTAATCAGTTTGAAGCAGGCGAGATGAAGGGTGATATGGGCCGTAAACCTAAAGCACTTACATCACTTGTTCGTAACTCTGTAAACATGTTTGGAAGTTACAATGTAGGCCTGGTTTGTACAAATCACACATACGCAAGCCAAGATATGTTTGATCCAGATGATAAAATTAGTGGTGGTCAAGGATTTGTTTACGCAAGTTCGATTGTTGTTGCAATGAAGAAGCTAAAACTTAAAGTTGACGCAGATGGTAACAAGGTCACTGATGTATTGGGTATTCGTTCTGCTTGTAAGATTATGAAAACTCGGTATGCTAAACCTTTCGAATCAGTACAAGTTGAAATTCCATATTCAACAGGTATGAGTCCTACGTCCGGGTTGGTCGATATGTTCGAGAAAATGGGTGTGTTATCTAAGGTTGGGAATAAATTAGCATACACTAGTAAAGAAACTGGTGAGATTGTTGCAGAATTCCGAAAAAATTGGACCGAAGAAAAACTACACGTTATTATGAACGAGTGGGATACCTCGGCCGTGGAATCTTTAACAAAATTAGATATTTCTGAAGAGGACGCATAATGGACGAAAGTTTAATCATGGAGATTTGGGACACATTTCGAGAGTATGTTCCCGAAAAAAATAAAGAGATGGCAGCAAATCAGTACGTTGATTGGTTGTTGGGCAAGGACATTAAGACCGAAGACCTAGAAGGGTGGATGGGATTTGATCCTCACCTTGACGATGCAATCAAAGCGGTGTTAGACGAACACGCTGAGTTTGAAGATGCTGATGAAGATTATGGGACTGATGAAGATGAGGACTATTAATGTCTCATTGGTACTCAAAAATCAGCAAGGATATCGCGCATCTTCCTGCATGTATTGATTACTTTTACGTTGAACTAGATCAGGCAAGAACAGAAGTAAAAATCTATGGTAACATAGAAAAATCTAGCTCTGTTCTTCCTGGTATAGTTGAACAACGATTTAATCAATTGCAAGAAATTGAAGGTATACTTGAGTACCTGAATATCGAGCTTCGGAGACTCCGATCAAAGACATTTAGAAAATATTTAGAAAACTATCAAAGAGCATTGAGCTCTAGAGACGTTGAGAAATATGTCGAAGGAGAACCGGATATTGTTGATATGGAAAAAATTATCAATGAATTTGCTCTACTGCGTAATCAATGGTTAGGGATTATCAAAGGACTTGACATTAAACAGTGGCAGTTAAGCAATATTATCAAATTGCGTACTGCCGGTATGGAAGATGCTTCAATCTAATATGTTATGTTTATAGAAGATTTAATTAATAGATTAGCAGGGGATGGTGCATATTTGTTTGTTGTACAGGCCATTCCGGTTTTTTCAATGGACGAGTCAATTGTAAACAGTTTGTCAAATCAAATTGTTATGGGAAACGGATTTACAGAAAAACAATCCTACCTAGCTCTAAAATTGGTAAAGAAATACTCAAGACAATTGAGCATTGCACTCAATAAAGAGGTGTCTCCGTTTATAGACTCACCTCAATACAAATTACCAATACGAGTTATCAACCAGGCCAAGTCAATTACTATAAAAAAAGCCACCGGTTCAAATAAAAAAATTGTTTCTATTAATTTTCCTTATAACGAACTAATGATTGCTAATATCAAAGGATACAAGAAATTATTATCTCATAAATCTCACGTCGGTAGCACGATTAACTGGAATATAGACACTAAATCTTGGGATTTTGATTTAAGGGAAGAACATGTCTTATGGATTAACGGCAACATTGTTGATGATTCGTTTGTAGTCGATGAAATATTTGAAGATATAGTTAATCAAATAGATTTGGTACAAAATAATATTGAAAATTATGTACCTATGGTAGTTTTTGAAGAAAATAGATTCAAGTTTATCAATGTTCCTTCGATAGTACCGCAACCTACTAGTCTTGATGTGGTAGATGTGTTAGTCACTGCAAGAAAATATGGTATTACCGTATGGTCAGAAATAATTGATCATGTTTTAGGAAAAATTGAACTCAATCCTTTCCTATTAAAATTCTTAACTTCACCAAATCTCACAAGTTTGCCTGAAGATAGAGAAAAATTGACAATGTCTGATATTACTAGTATATTAGAATGTTCGTTACCTTGCCTGGTGGTCATTCCTGGTGGTTCAGAATTAAAACATTTAGAGCTATGTTACACACTTTTCCAAAAATATGGAATTTCTCCTGAAGAGATGACCGTACTGTTTAGGCTAGAAGGTGAAACTGGAAAAAATACCAATTCTTTCATCAAAGAAAATAAACTTAACAACCTAATTTCGGAAAAAATCAAAATCGTGTTTATCAGTGGAAAGGTTCCTAAACCATTGGTTGAGTCAAAAACGAATTTTTCAACAATTTTGAATTTTGGTATTTCCGGCGTTCACTATACTTTGACAAATTACCTAAAAAATCACCATTTTGTGATAAACTATACATTGAAGGAATCAGATTTTGCCAACGTGTAAAGTTATCATCAAAGATGAAGTAAACATTAAGATTGAAGGCCTTGATTTAGAAACAAGAAAATACCTAGTTAAGAAATTCAAGTATGAAGACCCCACAGCAAGGTATCGTCCTAGTTATAAATTAGGTAGATGGGATGGTTCAATTCCATTTTTTGGTCTCGGCGGAACAACATACTTGTCGATGCTCGAAGATGTACTGGTCCAACTTGAAAATAAAAATTATCATATAGAAGTTGAAGATCACCGTACCAGTCCTAACCTGGAATTTTCTGAGATTTTTGAGGATTTTTGGGGTGAAAAATGCTGGCCTAAAGGTCATAGGTTTGAAGGACATCCAATTCGATTAAGAGACGATCAGGTTAATGTTGTTAACAATTTTTTAAAGAATCCTCAGGCATTACAAGAAGTTGCAACTGGTGCAGGCAAAACTATTATGACCGCAACTTTGGCAAAAATTGTGGAAAAATATGGCCGGTCAATTGTGATAGTTCCAAACAAAGATTTGGTATTGCAAACTGAAGAAGATTTTATTAATGTGGGATTAGACGTTGGTGTGTATTTTGGTGATAGAAAAAATCTAGGAAAAACACATACTATTTGCACCTGGCAAAGTCTCAATATTTTAGACAAAAAATCACAAAATGACAGCGAGCTATTATCACTAGCTGAATTCTTAGACGGGGTTCAAACAGTCATTGTAGACGAAGTACATCAGGCAAAGGCAGAAGTATTAAAAAAATTATTAACACATAATCTAGCCAATGCACCTATACGTTGGGGACTTACAGGAACGGTTCCAAAACAGGATTTTGAGTATCAAAGTTTACGTGCTAGTCTAGGAGAAGTTGTTGGTCGTGTAACTGCTAAAGAACTACAAGACAAAGGCGTGTTATCTAATTGTCATGTTAATATTGTTCAAACAGCAGAATGGAAAGAGTTTGGCAGTTACCCCGAAGAATTAAAATACTTGGTAACTGATGAAACTAGACTAGACTATATAATTGGATTAATTACCGCAATTGCAGAAAACGGGAACGCTCTAGTGTTGGTTGACAGAATTGAAACAGGGCGTATAATAACAAGTATTATTGAAGATAGTGTTTTTATCTCAGGTGAAGTAAAATCTGCAAAACGCAAGGAAGAGTATGACGAAGTTAAAACTGCTACTAACAAGATTATTGTGGCGACTTACGGCGTGGCCGCTGTTGGTCTTAATATCCCAAGGATTTTTAATCTGGTTATGTTGGAGCCCGGAAAGAGCTTTACCCGCGTTATACAAAGCATTGGGCGAGGCGTTAGAAAAGCAGAAGATAAAGACTTCGTACAAATCTGGGATATCACGGCCTCTTCAAAATACGCAAAGAGACATCTAACAGAAAGAAAGAAATTCTATAAAGATGCCAAATATCCGTTTACAATAGAAAAGGTAAAATACCAATAATGCAGATTTTAACGCTCGATAATAAAACATTTTATCTTAATGATCTACCAGACGAAATCGAAGACGATGTAAGGTTTGCTGTACTTGACAACAGCGATAACCAGAATCCCGATTACTTCTATATACCTTTAATTTTCCTTGAAAGTTTTACAGGACCAGCAGTAGTGCTTAGGATCGGACCTCACGAACTTACAATGCCACTAGATTGGTGTACTATCGTTGGAGACCCAGAAGGACCAGATATGGAAATCCTTCCAATTACTAGTTTAAATGATAGAGGATTTAGAACATACTGTTTTAATCCATTAACTAGTTTTAGACCAGAATTCCACGATATTGATATCATTGATGTATACCAAGACGTTAAATGGTACTTTCCAAAAATGCGACCCGGACAGCTCTTGTGTACTCCGTTACATGGTGGCGACAATCCATTGTGTGCTTATTTTGTTAAAGAAGTTAGCCGGCAATGTGAGATAGTAGATTATACAAAGTGTTGGTGAGATATGGGAACGCTTACTCCGGGAGCAACACTCGTTTATGAACGAGTAGGGGATACAGTAT